AGATATTGGTTGGAAAACAGAAAAAACAATTACACTCGATCAATTTTTTATTTAAAACTTATGGAATTTTTAAAGGATATTATTAAGGAAGTCGGCTCAGAATATGCTCAACTGGCCGAAGATATTAGTGAAGACGAAATTTATGTAGATACTGGGTCATTTATGCTTAATGCCCTTGTCAGTGGTTCTCTTTTTGGGGGAGTTTCTGGTAATAAAATTACTACCTTCTCTGGGGCGAACGCATCGGGAAAAACTTTCTTCTCTCTTGCTGTAGTCAAGAATTACTTAGAAATGAATCCAGAAGGATATTGTCTTTATTTTGACACGGAGGCTGCCGTTACTAGAAAAATGCTATCGGAAAAGGGAATTGACCTTTCAAGGGTAGTAGTTTTAAACGTGGTTACTGTGGAAGAATTTAGAACTAAGGCTCTTAAGGCGGTTGACATTTATATGAAGAAGCCAGAGGAAGAAAGAAAACCATGTATGTTTGTTCTTGATTCTCTTGGGATGCTTTCGACTAATAAGGAGATTAACGATACCCTTGCTGGTGAAGAAAAACGTGATATGACAAGAGCCCAACTTACAAAGGCGGCATTTAGAATGCTTACACTTAAACTTGGTAAGGCAAACATTCCAATGATTGTGACCAATCACATTTATGCAAACGTTGGGGGTTATGGTCCAGCATTTGTTCAAAGTTCTGGTTCTGGAATGCAATATTCAGCTTCTACAATTGTTGAATTAACTAAAACTAAAGAAAAAGACGGAACCGAAATTGTTGGCAGTATTATTAAGGCCAAAACATTTAAGTCTCGTTTAAGTAGGGAGAATCAAGAAGTATCAGTACGCTTATACTATGATCATCGCGGATTAGATCGATACTACGGACTTTTGGACGTAGGAGAGGAATCTGGTATAATTCCTAGGGTCGGCAACCGTTATGAGATCAACGGTAAAAAGATTGGTAAAAACGTCATTTATGCTAACCCAGAAGAATACTTTACTCCTGAACTTCTTGAAAAACTAGACGAATACGCCCAGAAAAAATTTAAGTATGGATCCGCTCTAAATGAAGAAATAGTAGAAGATGACGAAACTGAATGATTTAATTCAGGTTTATGATGAGACCCTGGATCCTAGTGTTTGTGATTTCTTAATTAATGTTCTTGAGTCTAGTCAGCAGTTACAATTAAATTTAACTGATGCTAGTAAAAACTCTGAAGAAATAAACAACGTCCATAATCACATTATTTCAAAAGTTTTTGAATACAAAAAACAATATTATGAGTTTATTGATGACAGGTGTTTCTCTGAACAGCATAACTTTGAGAAATTCCATATTCAAAAATTTAGAATTAATGAAGATTATGTGGCACCTCATGTTGAGGTCAAGGATCACGAATCGGCAAGAAGATTCCTCGCCTTTAAGTTCTTCCTTAATACGGTGGAACAAGGCGGGGAAACTGCCTTCTCTGATTTCAGAGTTGTTCCCAAACGGGGATCTCTTTTGGTATTTCCGCCTTTATGGCCCTTTCCGTACAAAGAGGAAATTCCTGTCAGTAATGACAAATACGTTTTGAATGGTTACCTACATTATAAGTGAATGGATAAGATTGAGTTTCTAATTTTAAAAAACCTAATTTACAATGACGAATACATAAGAAAAATACTTCCGTATTTAAAATCTGATTATTTCCAGGACTATTCTCAGAAGATTGTCTTTGAAGAGATTCAAGATTTCTTTTCTTCTTATAATAAACTTCCAACTAAAGAGGCCCTGGAAATTGAGGTCGAAAATAGAACCGATCTAACCGAAAATTCTTTTAAAGAATGTACATCGGTTATTTCGTCTCTTGACTATGAGCCGGTTGATTTTCAATGGTTATCCCAGGTGACCGAGAAGTGGTGTAAGGACCGGGCCATTTATTTGGCCCTCATGGAATCTATTAATATAGCTGATGGCGGTGACACAAAAAAGACAAGAGACGCAATTCCATCGATCCTAGAAGAGGCCCTGTCAATATCTTTTGATACTCATATTGGCCACGATTATATTGAAGATGCTGAAGAGCGTTATGATCTTTATCACAAAAAAGAACAAAAGATTCCTTTTGATATTGATTACTTAAATCGAATTACTGATGGGGGAGTTTCTTCCAAGACATTGAATATGTTTGTGGCTGCTCCTGGTGTCGGTAAGAGTTTGTTTTTATGTCATATTGCGTCTTCTATTCTTCTTCAAGGTAAAAATGTTTTATATTTGACTCTTGAAATGTCTGAAGAGAGGATTGCAGAACGAATTGATGCTAATCTTCTCGATGTGTCTGTTCAGGATATTAGAAAACTTTCTAAAGAACAGTTTTTTAATAAAACTAATATTCTAAAGAGAAAAACTCAAGGAAAAATTATTATTAAAGAGTACCCACCAGGAACTGCAAACGCGAATCACTTTAAGGCTCTTATGAAAGAACTTGAGTTGAAGAAAAATTTTGTACCTGATGCAATTGTTGTCGATTATTTAAATCTATGTGCATCATCTAGGTACAAGGCAAGCACGTCTAATTCTTATACTTATGTAAAATCTATTGCCGAAGAACTAAGGGCAGTTGCAGTTGAATACGATTTGCCACTGTATAGTGCGTCTCAACTAAATCGCAACGGAATTTCTACAACCGAAACTGAAATGACCGATACATCAGATTCTATCGGTATTGCTTTTACTGTTGATCTACTTTTGTCTATTATTTCTACTGATGAACTGGCCCAAATGAATCAGGTTATTATAAAACAACTAAAGAATCGTTATGGGCCTTTGGATCGTTATAGAAAATTCTCGGTGGGGGTTGACAAATCCAAAATGAGGGTGTATAATGTGGAACAGGCGGCTCAAGACAGCCTTATTGATACGTCTGGTGATCCAACAGAAATTATTGATTTAAAATCTAAATTTAAAACTATTAACTTTGATTGATTATTATGACTAACCAAAAAATTAACAGCACTGAATATATTGAGTTTGTAAAGCGAGTTACTAGTGAACCTAGTTCTAATGTAGATGCTCTTGTTGATCGTATTAGGGAACTTGATGATCAAGGAGTTAAGCTGACTCATCTACTTACATTTGCTCTAGGGATGATTGGTGAGCTTGGAGAAACAGTAGATCTTATTAAGAAGGTTCTTTTTCAAAATAAGCCGTACTCAGATGAAATTTCTAGTAAACTTTACCGTGAAGCGGGAGATCTACAATTTTATTTGGCTCAATTTTGTATTGCTATGGATGTAGATTTTGAAGACCTTATGCAAGGTAATTTTGAAAAACTTTCCGCACGATATCCAGAAGGACACTTTTCCGTTGATCGTTCTGAAAACCGACGAGAAGGAGATATTTGAAATGGTTGAATTAAAAAACACTCTTAAATCTCTTAGAAGTGAGTTGGAAAAGGTAAACGAAAGACAAAAAGAATTACACCATGAAATTTATAATATCCAAAAAAAACTTGGTTATTATGCTAAAAATGAAATTCTTTATGGTGTAGAGTATGATTAATTATGACTCTAAAAGGTAAATATTCTATCAATTTTAAGCGCCATCTAGGCGCTTTTTTGTTACTAAATAACTAAAACTGTTGTACTAAAATGCACGATTTAGTAGATTTTCTTGTAGAAGAAAAATATTGCAATACCGGGTCAGAAGCAATAAAAATCCTAGAAAGCGTTAGCGACGAATTTTATGAGTATCTTATTGAGGCCCAGATCTCTGCAATGGATTTGACTACAAAGGCCAAAAAGCAATTAAGACAGGAATTATCCAGGCCCAATCCTCAACAAAAGCGGATTGTGCATTTTACAAAAAAACTAAAGGGTCTCTCAGGCCCTGCGGCTGCCGAGGCATCTCAGATGTCCATGACAAGCAAGGGTCTACAAAAAACCCCACCTGGTAAAGGTGGCACTAGAGCCCAAAAACCAAGAGATGTTGTTTCTACAGTAGGTACAACTTCTGGTGTATCAAGAACCGATCTTGGACAATTATCCAGAGCCGCCACTATGGCCACTGGCATTTCCCCAGAATCAAGGGGTATAAAGAGCGTAGATACCGCAAGAACTAAAACCTCCGAACTAGTTGGGGATAGATATTCTGATCGGGCCGTTGCTGGTGGTAGAGGCACTCAACAGGCAAGATCCGGTGGAACCAGAGGAGTACGTACACGATAATATGAAAAATTACCTTGAATTTATAATTGAGGCTCGCTCGTCTCGGGCCACCGAAAAAGCGGCCAATTTGGGCCTGGTTTCAGACGGCCATGGCGGCTGGCTGGATAAGTCAGGAAGAGCAGTTGCAAAAACGGTTAAAGGTGATCTACAGTTCATAAAAAGAAAACCACCAACCGCCCAGAAAACACAAGTCGCCCCATCAGCCGCCAGACCATCTCTACGTCAGGATCCAGATCTTCAGAAAAGGGTGGCCCCAGAAAGACAAATAGCGGCCCCCGAAGAACAACCACCGGCACCTGAACCCGAAACATTCAATGTGTTGACTGCAGTATTCGGTAGATTTAATCCACCTACTATCGGTCATTTAAAACTATTAAGAAAGGCTAAGCAAATAGCCCAAGGAGGCGACCTAAAAATCTATCCATCCAGAATGTCAGGAGATCCAGCAAATCCTCTAGACCCCAAAACAAAGATCCTTTATTTAAGGAAATCATTCCCAGAATTTGAGGACAACATCATAAACAATGATGACATGAGAACCATTTTTGATGTACTAAAAAGAGCCGATCTAGATGGTTATGACGTTGTAAATTTAGTTGTAGGATCCAAAAGAAAGGCCGAATTCGACAGATTATCAAAACAATATAATGGAGAAATTTATGAACTTCAAGATATTAAAATAATTCCGCTTGATAGTGAGGATCCTGATCTTGAAAATAGTCCCAATCCGACCTCATCTGCAGGCCTAAGACTTGCAGCCGCTAATGATGACTTTTTCTCTTTTCAAAAAGGCGTATCTAAAAAACTAAAGCCAAAGGATCAAAAAAGTCTCTTTAATACTCTCCAAAAGGCCCTTAGTGGTGAAAAAGAAGAAGCCTGGAAGATCTCCCCGGAAGATAATTATGAACTCTTAAAAGAGGCCTATTATCAAGAAGACATTTATAAAACAGGCGATATTATTGAAAACTTTAATACTGGCCTGAGTGGTAAAATTATAAGAAGAGGTCCTAATTACGTTATTTGTGTTAATGAAAATTTAAACATTATGTTTAAGTCTTGGATTACGGATATAAGAGAATGGACAGATGTTTCTGGTGTTCCTGCAAAACAAAGAGAAGTGGGTACTGATGCTTATCTAAAGTATGCCATGAAAATGTCTGGGATGAAAGTGATTCAAAATTTCTTAGAGAAAAGAAAGAAAAACCTAAATACTAAAAAGTAGTAGCAGAATTATGTCTGAAAAAATTGTTAATGCCCTTGCTGAAATGAAAAGGGTTTATATCGAAGAGGTTTCTCATAAAAACCTTATTCAACAAAAGCTCGATGAAGAGGCAGTGCAGATTCAAGAATATAAAAAAGCAGAAAGATGGTGGGATGATGATGGTGACGGGAAAGGTTGGGAAGAGGGTGAAGTAGACGGAAAATTTAAGAAGAAATCAAAGTCTGAAAAAGACAAGTCTGATGAAGATGATTATAAAGAAGAAGAGAATAATGAAGATGATAAGGATGAAAAGCCAAAGAAGAAAAAATCAGTAAAAGAAAGTCTCTATTATAACTGGCGTGATACTATTGACGAACAAACTCTTCTAGAACTTGTTGACTCAGAAGAGCAAAAACAAATTAAAGAAAAGAAAGTTAATAATTATACTGGAAAAGATCCTGTTGTTTCAATTAATCCTGAACTCAAGACCGAATCAGTACTTCTTGATTCAGAGGAACTTGATGAGGATTTTATTGAAGAATCTATTGATATTGTTTCTGATTATCTTTGCGAAGAGGGTCTGACTCTTGAAGAGATTGAGGACCTTATTGAAGAAGTTGGTGTCGAAGAATTCTCTGAATGGGTTCTTCAATTTGGTTATGATACCCTTCTTTCTGAGGCAAGAGCCGCAAAAAGAGCCCGCCCAGGTGGTAAGACCGTAGAACAGATTAAGGCCGAAATTGATGCGAGAGATTC